ATGCAGGCAAGATCGAACCCGATACATCACAGTTCGGTCTTGCGTAAAGGGAAAACATGGACGAACAGACAGAAGACATTCTCAATTCGGTAATCGAAACTCTTATGAAAAAAGAGGCGGAGAAATTCCGCAACATAATTCAGAAAGAGTTGGAATCTAAGGTTTACTTCAAAATTGAGGAACTAAAGAAGTTTTTGTCCTCAAATATCGCAGATCAACCGAGTACCGTGAGTGAAGTTCCGATGTCGCCGTCTGCACCTGTAGCAACAACACCCACAAATGATATGGACACAATGGGCACAGGTTCACCGAAGCCAACCAAACCCATCCCGCCTAAAAAAATCAAGTTGATTCCAACTACGGCAGGACAAAACAAAGACGATGTAACATTAGATCCAAACTTTGAAAAAGAGTTCTATCTAAGTTCATATACTTACAGGGGACAGAGAGTTATTATCAAACAAGTCGGGACGGGATTCGGTAAACCTGTTCGCATTTATATTAACGATAGAAGATGGGAGTTTTTTCCTGGTCCTAAAAGTGCTACGAAGGCAACTAAAGAATACATCGATCAGTTGATGAAAGATGCGAAGAATGATGATGTTCTTGCGATAAACATGACAAAGAAAGTTGAAGCAGATAAGAGGGCAGGATTTGCAGAACCTCCTCCAGAAGTCCAAACTTCAGTTAGCAAATCGAGCACATCTTCTAAAACCATTGATGGTGATCTACCAAAATCTAAAAAATCAAAGAAATAAGAGAATTACCCATGAATGACGAAAAAAACATCAATCAAGAGAAAATTGACGGCAGAACAAAAATGTATAGAGATACTGTCTCTCGTCTTGAACACAATAGAAGACTGCGTGAGGAGCGCAAAAGATCCATGACTACGAAAAATGAGAACATAGTTGCAAACGCAATGAAGATGGTTGAGATGTATCGAAAGTTGCGTGAAGAGAAGAAGAAAACCATCATGGGGGCAAAGAAGGAGTCTGTTCAATCTGAACCAATCGAAGACGATAAGAAGTTGACCAGAGGACAGATGGTGGATGCAATTGGAATGAATAATAACGGTAAGTTTGAAGTTAATGAAGAAGAACTCTCATCCAAGCAGAAAGCATATCGTGCTTTCTTTGAGAAAGCACTTAAGAAGTTTGGTAAAAAGTCTCCTGCTGATATGGATGATGGTGAGAAGAAGAAGTTCTTCAACTATGTGAAATTGAATTGGAAGGGATAATGCCTACTCTTAAGGTAAAATTTAAAGGTCCAAAATCAGCCAAAGAATTCCAAAAGAACTTTGGTATTGTTGGTTTAGACGCATCGATAAAAATCGATGGATCTTCTGCAACTATCACTACCAAAGATAAGAAGGCACACGATTTCGTAAAACAAATGGTCTTAGATTTGAAAGCAGATGTAAAGATGGAATCTGCTATGAAAAAATTCGTAAATGCAATAGTAGAGTCTGTCGAGACTAAAAACAATGTGGATCTAGTTCTATTAGATAAATCTATTGTTTCAGTGAATCCAATTTGTGCAGAGAAATTCATCTCTTTTCATGACGGAATCGTTGACGGAGATGCGGGAAACATTCTTATTAGTCTTGCATTGGAAAGTCAAGATTCATTCAATAGGACCATGCAATTTGTTCTCAAAGAACAGGAATAACCAATGGCAATTAAACAAGATTTAGTCAAGACGCAAAAGAGGTATGTGACCAAAGTAGATTTCTCATCAGAATCTGCTATGTACGAACTTGGTGTTACGGGTTCGGCTTTTGATGGTATTGGGGGTATTACCGGCGAAAGATTTGTTGCAGGAATTACAAACAATACCGCAGCGTTGTCAAGAATCACATGGACACTAAGTACAGGCGGAAGTACAGGCGGATTGAATCTCACATGGGCTGGTGCGCCCGGTGCTACTGCCATGAGACTATATGGAACAAACGGTGAAATGAATCTAGAGAGAACCACTTTAAAGAATAACGCAACTGCACCGACAGGAATTTTGAATATAACTCCAACAGGCACATTAAGTGGAACTGTTTTACTGGAATTTGTTCATGCATCAGGATCAGTAACACCTCCTGGCTACCTCGGATTATAAGGAAATCACATGAAACTAATCACAGAAGTAAACGAAGGCATTGAGATCATTTGCGAAGCATCCGCAAATGGAGACAAAAAGTACACGATTGAGGGAACTTTCCTTCAGGGAGATATCACTAATCGAAATAAGAGGAAGTATCCCTTTGAGATGTTAAAGTCTAAGGTGAATGACTACATCAAAGAGTTCGTTAATCAAAAAAGAGCGTTCGGTGAACTTGGTCACCCAGAGGGTCCGACCATTAATCTTGAGCGAGTTTCCCATATGATAACCGAACTTCACGCTGACGGTAAAAACTTTTACGGTAAAGCCAAGATTATGGACACCCCTTATGGAAAGATTGTAAAAAATCTAATCGATGAGGGGGCCAAACTCGGCGTTTCAAGCCGTGGCGTTGGTTCAATTGAAGAAAAGAATGGAATAAATGTGGTCAAAGATGATTTCCGTCTTTCAACAGCAGCCGACATTGTTGCAGATCCTTCTGCTCCCGAAGCATTTGTTCGTGGAGTTATGGAAGGTAAAGAGTGGATTTACGAGAATGGGATACTAAAAGAAAGAGAAATTGATCAGATTCGCCGTGAGATCAGCAAAGCATCTTCAAGAAAATTAGAGGAAGCATGTGTGCAAGCATTTAAGAAATTTATAACGAAACTTTAACCCATACTAAATAACTATTACGAAGGAGACATCCATGTCTGACGCTAACGAAGAAATTGAACAAATCATTGATGAGTTGCTTGAAGATTCAGATGATATCAATATAGAAGAAGAATCGAAGGCCACTCAAAAGGCAAATTTAGCAAAAGTTGGAAAGAAGCCTGTCCCACCCACCAAGAAAGAAATGGCTGAGGAGGAAGAGGAAGAAGAACTAACACACGAACAAACCGCTACCAACGCTTCGAAGAAAGGTTCTGGTAAAGGTAAGTATGTTGGTCTTTACAGAGATGGCACCGGTAAGGGAGCAGAAATTCCCGACCCTGTAGCCACCGACACATCAGACTCATCTAGTAAGTTGAATGCCAATGTAAATGCAAAAAAGTCGATGCGTGAAGACATTGAAACTCACATGGATGCAATGTTTGATGGTGAAGATCTCACCGAGGACTTCAAAACGAAGGCAGCAACGATTTTTGAGGCCGCTCTTCAGGAGCGTGTTGATACCATTCAAAGAGAACTCCAAGAAGAGTATCAGAGTCGCCTTGTTGATGAAGTTGATGATATGAAGAAGGGACTCACCGAACAACTTGATTCGTACCTTTCTTATGTTGTCGAGGAATGGATGGAAGAGAACCGTCTTGTCGTTGAGAAGGGAATTCGTACTGAGATTGCGGAGGAGTTTATGCAAGGTCTCCGTAATCTTTTCCTTGAGCATGATATTTCAGTTCCTGAAAACAAGATTGATCTTACAGATCAACTTGCCGAAACTGTTGAAAATATTAAGAGTCAACTTGATGAAGAGATGAATAAAAACATCGAACTCAAGTCGGAAATTGCAAAGTATCGTCGTTCACAGATCCTTGATGAGGCTTCTGCTGATCTTGCTGATACACAAAAAGAAAGATTTGCTGTTCTTGCTGAAGGAATCACTTTCGAAACAGAAGATGATCTCCGTAAGAAAGCACAGATAATCAAGGAGTCATACTTCAATTACAAGAAGCCCATACTCCGTGAGGAAGCAATTGCAACCTCAGATGAAGGAAGCATTGATGAAGTTGCAACTCCGGCGACGGACACGCTATCAGAGTCAATGGCTAGTTATGCACAGACATTGTCACGACTTAACCGTCGTTGACCAAAAAGATAGATTCGATAAATAAAAACCGTACTGAAATAGTACTCAATTAAGGAGAAATTACAAATGGATCTAACCATTTCAGAAGCACTTCAAAAGAAGTGGAAGCCAATTCTTGAGCATGCGGACCTTCCAGAAATTAAGGACGCATACAAGAAGGCCGTTACAACAATGCTGCTGGAAAATCAGGAGCAATATCTCAGAGAAGCAGCACCAACCAACTTCAGCAATAGCCTTGCAGGATCAGGAACCGAAGCCGGTGGAAATGTTGCTCGTTGGGATCCGATTCTTATCTCGCTCGTTCGTCGTGCAATGCCGAACCTGATCGCCTATGATATCTGTGGCGTTCAGCCGATGAGTGGACCGACTGGCCTTATCTTCGCCATGCGTAGCCGTTACATCAATCAGGTTGGTGCTGAGGCTCTGTATCAGGAAGCCGATACTGCCTTTGGTGGCTCAGGCTCAACGGGTCTGACTGCCGATGGTGTCAATGACACTTCGACTTTCAATGCGGCGACGGGTGTTGATCCGTTCGAAACTGCAAACGGTCCTACGAAGCCAAGCACATCGAGCGGAACAGGTAGAACTACGCTTCAGGGTGAAGCCCTTGGTGATGCTGCGGGTAATCCATTCCCGCAGATGGCATTCAGCATCGAAAAGACCACGGTCGAAGCAAAGACCCGTGCTCTGAAGGCTGAGTACACGATGGAACTCGCACAAGACTTGAAGGCAATCCACGGTCTCGACGCTGAAACCGAACTTGCCAACATTCTGTCGAGCGAAATCCTCGCTGAAATCAACCGTGAAGTTGTTCGCACTCTGTATCAAACCGCTAAGTTGGGTGCCCGTTCGGGAACCACTCAAACTGCTGGTGTGTTTGACCTGAATGTTGACTCAAACGGTCGTTGGAGCGTTGAAAAGTTCAAGGGTCTGCTGTATCAGATTGAGCGTGAATGCAACATGATTGCTAAGGAAACTCGTCGTGGCAAGGGCAACTTCGTCCTTTGCTCGGCAGATGTTGCCTCGGCACTCAGCATGGCAGGCATCCTCGACTATGCACCGGCCCTCTCAACGAACCTGAATGTGGATGACACGGGCAACACCTTCGCTGGTGTGCTGAACGGTCGCCTCCGTGTGTACATCGATCCCTATGCATCGATGACAACTGCCCATGACTTCTTCATGGTTGGTTATAAGGGATCGTCGGCATATGACGCAGGAATGTTCTACTGCCCATATGTTCCTCTGCAAATGGTCCGTGCTGTTGGTGAGCAGTCATTCCAACCGAAGATCGGCTTCAAGACCCGTTACGGTCTGGTGAACAACCCGTTCGCCACGATTGCGGGTGGAGTATCGGTTACGGATCCGACTGCCGCAGGAGCAAAGAGGGCTAACTGCTACTACCGTATCGTGAAGGTCACGAACCTGTTCTGATCGGTAAAGGTCACCCTGTTTCACAGGGAATTTCGCTAGGGGCTGTGAGGAGAAATCTTCACAGCCCTTTTCATTTGATTCTAAATAAGAATGATGTCTACGATAAATCCCAAGAACACAGTTCCTACAGATCGAGAGTCTGGAATATTAAACAGACAGCCTTCTAATACGAATTACGCATTCGCATCAAATTTTCATCTCTCTATACCGAAAATTAGACTAGGAACATACTTTTGCACAGAGGTGGGGTTTCCTGAAATGACATGTGAGCCAGTTCGACTTCAAGTTCCATTTGCACCATCATTAAAGTTTTTTGGTGATAAAGTAACTCATGGAGACTTGACTGTAAAATTCATAATAAATGAGGACTATTCGAATTACAATCAAATGAATGACTGGTTTAAAAACACACTCGTATATGAAGATTTCTTCAAAACGGGAACTGATTTGGGGTTTTCTGCTATGACAAATATCGGCCATCTTTTAATATTATCGAATAAAAAAAATCCAGTTGCAAGATTTAGGTTTAACGGTATGTTTATAACTAATTTAACAAGTATTGACTATAATAGTGCACTTACAGATGCAAGCATTGCAACTGCAACTGCAACATTTCAATTCAGCAGTTATGATTTGGATGATATCTGATGACATCACCAAATTCTGAAAATTTCATTCCATCGTATGAGGGATTCAGTAAAATTGAATCGGAGGATGTAAATACTAATCCTGCTTTAAACACAAATTTCAGGTTTATTCTTCATAAAATTCCTGGAGTCACTTACTTCTGTACATCCGTAACGACACCGGCATCTAATTCTAATCCATTGGTATTAGACTACATAACTGCAACACCACTGAAAATACCCGGCGGCAAAGTCAGCACAGATGTGTCCATAAGATTCATAATAGATGAAAACTTTAAAAACTACATTGAGATGGTTAGGTGGTTTAGATCAGGTGTGCCATACAGAGACTTCAGAGAAAAACTTCCAGACAAATTGGCTGAACCATCAGATGCTCAGTTATTACTACTGAATAATAAGAAAAACCCAATCTACATGATCAATTATAGAAACTTAGTGCCAACTAATTTATCAGGATTCACTTTGAGTAATTCAGAGGCAGAGCCAGCGGTTCTCACAGCAACAGTTTCTTTTGTATACGATACATCGACTATGATTAATCTTTAAGGGCTAGGTTTTTTCGGTTTCTTTGGAGATCCTCTAGTTCTTCCATCGCTTGCTTTTGCAGATTTAATCGGTCTTTTTGGTTTAATCACACTTTGTTTTCTAGGCATTTATGTCTCTTTCCATGGAGTCAATTTTTTCAATTAAGATAATGTTATTCTGAAGAATTTTCTCAGATTCTTCAATGATTTTGCTCGGTTTTTCCTCGAAAGATTCAAATTTTTGAATCAAATCCAGTATATTTTTATTGTTTTTTTGAAAGAACTCTTTCATAGATTTCATTTTTTCCGATCTTTCGTTTTTAGGTAAAGACAAAAACCAATGAATCAGTTCAGAATTATTTTTCATTCTTTCTCACTCCACTAAGATTAAGAGTTAAAATTTGGTTCATATACTCCATACTTACTAGTACATGGTCCCATCCTTGGGATTTTGCTAGATCTACTTCGATCTTGCATATTCTGCAAAGCACTTCAGGCATAAACTCATCGTTGAGTTTGTATGTTGCTTTTCGGATGACTTGTCTATTGGGAGGGGTGGATTTAGACATGATAGTGTTTATACTATGAGATGTCCACATTTACTTTAAAAATTGAACACATTCTTTTGTTGCTTTGAGAGTTTTGAATCCATAAATAATCAGATACTATTGGAACTTCAAAGAAAGATTTAATATGTTCGCACCCGAACTCATATCATTAATCGCTGGATCCGCTGTTGGATTTTTATTCAAGTTCATGGCGCAAAAAGCACAAGACCAAAAAGAGATGTTTAATCGCCTTATAGAGGCAAACAAGAGAACAACTGAAAATCAAGACAAAGCAGCGTATAGAGTGCCTATTGATGTAGGCAAGGGAGTTCGTCAACTTATC